TAATTCCATATCGAATTACCTCCTTCAAAATAAATTTCTTTGGAGGTGTCACCCTCCTACCTGGTAGCCTTGGAAGAAGGGTTAAAAGGACGTTTTTAAAAAAAACTTTTTTTAATTTGTTGATTGCACGTCTATAACGATGACTGACATTGTTGGCATCCTCATCGATTGAGGCTGCATACTCGCCAACGGTGTAGCCGTCAAGGGCAATGGCAATGACCATATCTGCTACCGCAGGTTTAAGAAGACTTCTCAAAGTTTCACAGAATTCTTCGTATTCAAGCTGGTTATGTACTCCGTCAATAGAACTGTTAAAGGCTGACTTATCAGCTGCTCTGAACATAATTGCCTCTTCTGTGTTGACCTCAACTGTTCCGTCCTTGCTTTTCATATAGGCATTGCCCGTATGACGGTCATGCTTGTGCCAGCTGTTGTAATCGGGTCTGTTGAATCTCTCTTCAATTACATCCTGGACTCTC